CGGCAGCGGCTTCGCTGCCGTAGGTGGTCTCAATGTCGAACGGGCGCCAGGCGCGGAGTTCGGTCATGGCGGGATCGGGAGTCGGATCGGCGGCGTCCAACGCAATCAGCCGGTCGAGCTTGTCTTGTGGCGCGGCCTCTAGGGCCTCGACGCGGGAGCGGAGTTCGAGGAGGGCAGTGGCAGTCGGCCAGGGAATCCTGCCTTCTTCGCGGCAGATTTCTACGACTTCCCACTGCTCAGGCGTGGCGCGGTGCTGGTCGGTCATGGTGTTTCCGTGGCGAGTGATCAGGCCGCCACCAACCGCCGAGCCGTGGTCTGGCTGCAGCCCAGTCTCTCGGCGATCACCCGGTACGTGAGCCCATCGCGGCGCCAGCGGCGGGCGCGTTGCTGACGGGATTCTGTGGCCCACAACAGGAACAGAACAGGAAACAGCAACAGGGCCAGGAGGGTGCAGATGGTGGTCATGGCAATGGTGGCAAGTGGATGGCCAGCGCCGCGCTCGGGCTGCTGGTGATGGAATCATACCGCTTAGGTTCCGGTTCTGCACCCTAGGGGGTGGGCACCGGCAGGGCGTGGTGGGGGAGGGATGAATCAAAAAACTCAACCCCAACCAGTTCAATGTCTGCATAGGTTGCAGGAATCCAGCCGGGATTGGTGTCATCAGTGGCAGCGTGCCACCACCAACACCTCCCCTCCGCATCACACCACCCCTCGCGCTCCTATGGCCGCTCAGCAACAGGCACCGGCTTGATGGTGGGGTGGGCGTAGCGGGCAGCAGCAGCGCTCACCCCTTCTGCCCATCCTGAGGTGTAGCCCTCCTTGTAGACGTGGAAATCGTCGCCACGGTGCCACACCGGAACGTCGATCTCGTCACAGTCCAGCGTCGGCCCCTCCGGCTCGGGCTGGGCCAGGGCGGCATCAGCCTTGGTAATCACAGCGTCGGCTGTGCTGATGTGCTTGGTGCCGTCTTCACCGTAGATCACGCCGATGGCGTTCTCCAGCGCATCCAGCAACTCAGCGCACAACGCTCTGTAATCAGTGCTCATCGTTCATCTCCTGTGTGTGAATCCATCCAACCAGTCCGCCACTGAACTGGACCCGCCGTGGCGCTCCCTGAGCACCTGCCCCAGCTCAGCAGCCACGCTGCGGGCGACGCCAGAGCACATCTCGCAGGGCTCAGGGCACCGCGCCGGCATGGGGCAGGCGGCCAGGGATAACCGGGTGGAGGGTGTTGGCGTGGGGCGGGCCTGATCACTGGTGACAGGCGCGGTGGCGATGCGGGCCAGGGCCTGTTGGGTGGGGGTGGTGTAGGTGCTCATCGGGAGGTGGGGTTGTGGAGTCGGTCGTTCACGATCCGCCGGAGCAGATCGTTCATCCCCTCGCCAGGCCGGAGCTGGCGGCGGAGGGCCTCAACCTCAGGGAGGGTGAGGCAGATGGTTAGGCGGCGGGTTTCCATTAGGCGGTCTCCATCTCATCGAGGTTGATCAGACTGCCCTGGTCAGGGTCGCGGGTGTCCTCCACGGCGATCTCCATGTTCTTGATTGCTTGGTTGAAGTAAGACTCCTTCAGCTCGATTCCGATACCACGGCGGCCTAGCGACACCGACCCGTAGACCTCACTGCCCACACCCATAAATGGAGTTAACACTGTCTCGCCGGGGTTTGACCGCAGGCAGATAGCACGATCGATCACATCCAGTTGCAGCGGGTGAACGTGCTTTTCATCGTCAGGATCCTTGCCATCACGGAACGGCAGAACCCGGCCCATGTTGATGTCATCCCAGATAGATGAGGCATACCGACGCCAGATCCAGTGGCTGAAACGGTTTTCGGTTTGCTTACCTTTCCAGCCTTTATAGCGGTGCAGCTCCTGCGGAATGGGACACTCTCCAGCGTAATGGTCAAGCCCGGTCGGATTGGCGATGGGGATCTTGTTCTCTCCGCTGCGGCGGAAGATCAACAGATAATCAGCGGATGCAACACCAGCAAAAGCTGCATCATCCACAATCGTCTTATGTGCCAGGTTCTTCACCATCGTGCGATTGCGCACCCATAGCGGTTCTTTCCAGATGGTGTGGCGGGCCACGTAGTGCCATCCGTGCTGCTCATGCAAACGCACAATCGCGCCCGGCAGATCAAACAGCGCATCCTGTCCACTGTTGCCGGTTGGAATGTCGCAGCAGTGAACAGCGGTCAACCTGCCAGGCAGTGTCAGGCGATGCAGTTGTGAAACCACATAGCCGTAGTGAAGCAAGAACTGATCATAGTCGTTGTTGTTGCTGATGTCCCGCTCGTTTGAGCTGTAGACGTACAGGCCGGCGAACGGTGGGGAATAGATCGAAAAGTGAACGGACTCGCTCGGCAGTCCCTGCATCACTTCGATGCAGTCGCCGTGATAGATCGCGTAACGGTCAGTGATTACAGCCATGGCGGCAGGGTGATAGTGGTGGTGTTGTAGGTGGGCTTGCTGATGGCGATGGAGTGGTTCATCTCTGTCACCAGATTGGAAAACATCTGCTCAGCCTGTTGCCGTTTGCGGCTGAGGTTTTCCATGATTCGCCGCTCCCCTTCCGTCAGGATGATGTCAACCTTGACGGCATGCTTTTGGCCGAACCGCCAGCATCGGCGGACCGACTGGTAGTACTGCTCAAAGCTGTGAGATGGGAAATACGTGATGTGGTTGCAGTGCTGGAAGTTAAGGCCCCATGCGCCGATCTTGGGCTTAGTGATCAGCACCCTGGCGCGACCTTCCGCAAAGTCCACCAGCCTTGACTCCTTCACGTCATCCCGATCAGATCCAGAGACCTGAATTGAATCGGGGACTAGCTGCTGCAACAGGTTCCCCTCCTCGTTCAGGTGGCACCACACCAGAGCGGGTTTGCCCGTAGTGGCGACCATGGCCGCGACCTGTTCGCAGCGCTCCTGAACGGTGCGCTTCTTCTCTGCCCGCTGCTCCCGTAGGTCGGTGGCAGGCATGGCAAACAGCATCCCCTCCGGCACCGTGCTGGTTTCGATCAGGTGATCGATCTCATTCAGTGGCGGCAGGATGAAGCGGCCATCGTCAAAGCCAAGGTCTGAGGGCTTGCGACAGGCCCTGGCCCAGCTGGTGACCCATCTCCAGAACGGCTGCTCAGCGTGCCCCTTAAAGCGCCATTTAGGAGCCTCTCCGTACATCCGCCGGCTAGTCAGGTTGTTCTGGTCGTTCTTGAAGAACCGCGCCAGCATGTCCATGTGGCCCATGTAGCCGAGGGCCTCGGAGCTGGTGCCCAGCTCAATGAAGTCATTGGGCGCGGCGGTGGCGGTGGCCAGCAGCCGGTAGGGCACCTTGCGCATGAAGTCGGTGATCTCGTTACGGCGTGCCCCGTCAAACGACTTGAGGATGCTGGATTCGTCGCAGACAACCGCACCGAAATCAGCAGGATCAAACAGGTGGAGCCTGTCATAGTTCGTGATCACGATCCGCCCCATCACGCTGCCATCGCTGGAGCGGTGAGCCTCAATGCCGAACTTCTCACCCTCGCGGATGGTCTGCGCGGCGACGGCCAGCGGGGTCAGGATCAGCACCGGGCGGCCGGTGTGACGCGCCACGTTTTCAGCCCATGTGAGCTGCATGGCGGTTTTGCCCAGACCACAGTCAGCAAAGATTGCGGCGCGGCCCTTGCGGACAGCCCACTCGACTAGGGCTTGCTGGAAGTCGAACAGCTGCGGCGGCATGAACACTGGATCGAAGCCGTGGTCAGCGCCGGTGTGGAGCTTGCGGTCTAGGAACTCAGCGTAGGTGGTCATCGCAGATCCTCCAGCAGCATCCGCGCTGCGTCGTGCGCCGACAGCCGGCCCTCATTGCGCTGGTGCATCACCAGCAGCTCAGCGGCCAGATGCTCGATTACGGCAGCCACGCCACGGCGGCGGGCTGAGGCGTCGGGCCAGGCCTGCAGTGCATCGTTAAAGGCCTCTTCATAGGCCACGGTGCAGCGGCCTAGCAGGGTGTTGTCAGGCATGGTCCCCCTCCCTAACCACCCACTCCCCACACCAGTCATCAGCGGCGACGGTGGGCCACTGCTCCCCGCGTGGGCCGATCTGCGGCGGGTTGCGGCGGCACTGGCCTAGGTCGTGCTGATCGGGGAAAAAATACCGGCAGCTGGAGCAGTGCTGCTCACTCAGGGGTGGGAACATCACTCCCCCTCCCGGTTAAGCCGCTGGCAGGCAGCCCACCAGAGCGACGTGGCCAGCACGCAGGCGCCCACCACGGCCTCAACGCAGATGATCTGCAGCAGGCCGGCGAGGATGGAGAGGGTCATGAGGACACCTCCAGCACCTGGCGGCGGAGGGCCTCAAGCACGGTGGTCGCAGCTCCGGTGCGCAACACGTCCCGCTGCGCATCAATCAACGCAACCACCCGGCCGCGCATGATCTCCTGACCTTGCGCCAGTGCGGCCTGCAGGGCGGGGGCCTCATGCAGGGCCTCGGTAGCGCGGGCCACGGCGGCCTGTTCGGCGGCGAGGGCTTGGCGGTCGGTTTCGAACTGGGCCAGCAGGGTGTCGAGCTGCTGGCGGATGGTGTCGATTTTCGGCATGGGTCAGAACGGAACGTCGTCTTCGTTGATGTCGCCACCCAGCGGCGCGGTGTTCCACGCCTGAGCTGGTGCGGCCTGCCGGGCTGGTGCAGCGGCCTGCTGCTGGGGCTGCGCCGGTGCGGAGGCAGGTGACTCAGACGCGGACCACCCGCCTGATTGCTGCTCGCTGTCCTTCTTGGAGCCCATCAGCTCCAGCCGGTCAACGCGCACGACGGTCTTGTACTTTTTCTCGCCGCTGGTGCGATCGGTCCAGCTCTCATTGCGAACCGAGCCGATCACGCCAATCAGCGAGCCCTTGCGCACGTAATCAGCAGCCACTTGGGCCTGCTTGCCCCAGATTTCAAGGTTGAACCAGTCGGGATCTTCATCCCGCTTCATCCGGTTCACCGCCAGGGTGAGGCTGGCCACCATCGTGCCGCTCTCGAAGTAACGGACCTCGGGATCGCGGCCGGCGCGGCCTGTGAGTGTGATGCAGTTCATAGTTAGGGGTTAGGTTCCGGTTATGCAGCCCACCAGGTCACGCGGACCAAGCGGCGGGCAGATCGTCGGGGTCTTCGGTTGGGTCGGGGTCGGGGTCGGGGGCTGGGCCGTTGCACTTGGCGACGGTCTCGGTGCTGATGCCCTGTTGGATGATCCGATCGAGCACCTTTGCCGGCAGGTCCGCCAGCGCGGCGATCTTCCCGCTGCTGACCATCAGGCAGAACGCCATCACGCCGTCTGCGGTCAGGCCGGCGGCATCGCAGACCTGCTGGGCCTGCTGCACCGGGTCAACCTGATGCGCGGGGGTGGCGTCGGCCACAGTCACCGGCACCACCTCCCCGCCGATCTCGTCAGGGGTGTACGGCGTGTGGCCGCCGAGGGCATCCGGGCAGTGCGTGCGCATCCCGGCCGTGAGGGCGCGGGAGAACAGCATGGCCTCGGGGTAGGCCTTCCAGGTCGGGTTCTTGAGCAGGCCCGCCCGTTCGGCCATCTCGATGGTGAAGGTCTCCACGCCCAGTACCTCGCCGTTGGCGAGGAACTTGATGCGGCAGACCTTGGCAGACTTCTCGACCACCCGGTAGTCGTAGGTCGGGTGGCGGCGCACAGCCTGGGCCAGCAGGTTGGAGCTGAACGCAGGCCGGCCGTTGATGATGTGAACGCCGGTGGCGCTGGCGAACGGGGAGAACCCGGCCTCCATGCCGGCCATCAGACGGATGGCGCACTCGGCGACCTGTGTTTCCTGATTGCCGTTGCGGCCGAACAGTCCAGACGCAGCGAACACCCGGGCGAGGCGGGCCAGGTCATCAACGGAGGTGACCTGCAGGCTGAGGGATGGGGGTGCGCTCGGCGCCGTGAGCGCTGAGCTGGCGGAGTCGGCCATGGCATGACGCGGTTGGATGCCGTCATCCTAGCGCTAAGGTTCCGCATCTGCACCTTTAAGGCTGCAGAATGCCAAGACCGCATTTGCCACCCCCCCCCCGGGGGACGGGGGGGGGGGGAGGGGGGCGGGGCCCCGGGGTCG